CTTAATGAAGTTGTGTAATTTACGGATTTCACGGTAGAGATTACCATGCTGGTCTAAGTGTTCTGTTGGCTTGTATGGAGGCTCACCAATTGGTAACAACCACTCAATACGAGGATCTAATGCGTACTGGAGAATTACTTTGAGTGGAATTGAATCGTGTTGCTGAAGGAATGCTGCTCTTTGATTAGCTGGCAACTCTGAACACGTTTTGAGGATTTCGGAAATACTATTTTTCATTAAAAGTCACCAATTGACTCCATAAGGAGTTTCATTCTATGTTGGATAAAGTAATTGAACATCTTATCACGAGGTTTATCAGCCTGTGAATGATATTCCTGCAGAATTGCTGTACGAACGGTGGAAGGTATACAACGTAGGTCGATCAACATTGAATTACGATTCCAGTTACGAATAATCTCTTCCGGTAATGAGTCAAAGTCTGCATTTAAAAGCTCATTTATCTTTGTTTCTCTGAGAGGTTTCTGTCTCAGGCCTTCAATGATACTGTTGTCGGGAGATAGTACATTAGGAACACCATCGCCACGATCGCCTGTTAAAACTAAGTGCTTCAAGAACATTTCTGGATTGGTACTAGCAATATCCTTCTTACGAACAGGATCATACTGCGTAACATTTCCAAATCTCTGTAGCTGTACAAAATCTTTATCTCCACTGAGAATCAAGATCTTATTGTCATTATTTAGTATAGAACCAAATTCCATACTGATAGTACCAATGACATCGTCTGCTTCGGCACCTTCAACTTGAATGACCCTATATGGAAAGTTATCTTTTAATTCTTGTTTGATTGTGTTCAGAGTATCAAATAGAGCAGGCCAATCGATACTCGACTTCTCACGATCTGCTTTTCTATTCCCCTTGTATGGAGGGAAGTACTCACGGCGCCAGTATTTACGATCGTCACACGCAATAACGAGCTCACCGAACTCTTTACCGAATTTAATCTTTAGCGAACGAATTGTGTTGATCACCATATGTCTGACAAGATCGGGCTGGATAGCGTCTGTATGCTGCCCGACTTGTACCATGATATTGGAAATCATTACCTGAGAGAGGTCTAATAAAATCATAATTTAAAAAGTAGTTACCCTTATATAGTATCACATTATGACTGTTAGGTCAACTTATAATTTTATATGGCTGACATACTCGGTAATTCGTAAGCACTGAGCCCACGAATGCATTATGATTTGGTGACAATCTTCAACTATTCCGTAGTTGTCTGAGTTGACATGGACTACTACATCTGCCTTCCGAGCTGCTGCTCCTCCGTCGAATCCAACCAGAGCAATGCTAACCATACCACGATCATTAGCGATATCAAGAGCATTGAGAATGTTAGGGCTATTACCACTTGAAGATACAACCACAAGAATGTCACTATCATCGGCACTAGAAAACTCAAGCTGCTTAGAAAAGATTTTATCATATCCTAGGTCGTTACCAATTGCTGTGATAACAGCCATATTGGAGGCAAGACTAACAACATTAGGTCGTAGTGTCTTAGTATCCATGTGGACACCTTTAGAGTGGTCGCAACCAAAGTGTTCAGCAATAGAAGCTGATCCTCCATTCCCACAAACAAAAATGCTAGCTCCAATTGTTCCAGCGTGCTTAATTGTTTCATAGGCTGTGCCATATGGCTCCGATCTAATACCAGTAAGAGCTTTATTTATTTGCTCACGATAGACTTCAAAATATTCAAATGGGTCAGTATACATGATCACTATACACGATTGAACTTCCCTTATCGGTGAAGTTGAAAATAAAATTCTGATAATGCTTTAGCTTTTCCAGAACACACACCTGATGTCGTGTAGGTACATATAGTAGTAAGTACCCGCCACCACCAGCACCTAGTAGTTTACCACCTAACGCACCAGCTTTCAACGCATCCTCGTACATCTGATCAATCAATGGATTTGATATACCAGAAGAAAGCTTCTTCTTTATACGCCAGCCGTCATCAAGCAATGCACCTACATTATGTAGTCTACCAGAACGTAACTCAGCCTTAGCAGTGTGTGCCATATCAACAAGTTCTTTGGTATAGAACGTAATATCGCTGTCCTTGCGTGTTAATTTTTCTACTTGTTCAGAAAGAATCGTTGATGCACTTCTTGTCTGGCCTGTATAGAAACACAATAAGTGCTCGCTAAACATCTCCAGTGTTTGTGATGGAATATTGAGAGGTGCCACTTCAACTGTTTCTTTATCAAACGTAATAAAGTTGAAACCACCAAACGTTGATGCATACTGATCCTGCTTACCAATCTTCTCACCACACATCTCAATTTCAATCTTACATGCTAAGTCAGCAACGTCGTATCTACTCATTGGTCTACTCGTATATGCAGAAAGTGCTTGAACTAACCCAGAGGTAAACGCGGAACTGGAACCTAGGCCAGTACCTTTTGTAGGAATATCAGCAAACGAAGCAATCTCAATTCCTGCAGGAATATTGAAGTAACGAAATGCTTCCTTCACTCTATCGTGCTTTATATCGTTTCCAGATTCTACTTGCTCAATCTCGCTATACATTATTTTATAGTGTGGACGAGCAACTTCCTGGACAGCGAGGTGAATGTATTTGTCAATTGTAGTTGACAGAACAGCACCTTGGTGTTGACTATAAAAAGCTTCAACATCACTACCACCGCCAAAGAAACTAATGCGCAATGGTGTTCTTGTAACGATCATATTAATTCACTGTATAGTTAAACATTGGCCCTTGATCACGGCGTGAGTTAACAGAAGGATACTTGTGTTTCAATTCCATCAACAGATCTTGCCACTGCGAAGCAACTTTAGTCCAATTGTAACGTGAATCGGTATACATCTTAACAAGCCGTAAATAATTACTAATGTCTTCTGTATGAACGATATCGATAGCGTTACTCAGAGCTGTGTAGAACTTCCGTGCATGTTTTTGTTTATCTGGATCCCACTGATACATGAAGTTCATTCCACCAGACGTATCAGGTAAGCCAGCTAAGTTGGGGTGCACACACAGCATACCAGCACTCATGCCTTCAATAACACTACGGCTATTGCATTCCATCCAAATAGATGGGTATGCTAAAATGTGGGCTTTCTTTAGAGCTTCACGCACAACTTCATTTGGCTGTGCTCCGTGATAGTTAATCTTTGGATGATCGCGACATATCTCAAAAAGCTTCTCATATGGTTTATCAGACTCGGCCCAGCCGTAGATATTAAAACTAGAAAATACATCGAGAACAATATTGTCATGCTTCTTACACAGCTCAATGAATATCGGTACAAGTAATTCTAATCCACGCTGTGGTGTTGATGTGTATACCAGACGCACCTCATCCTTTGGCTTGGACTCAAATGTAATTGGATCAATTGCTGTCTCTAGTACAATTGCTGAGTCGTCATGAGGAACACCAAGATAATCACGATACCGTGTATATTGCCAGTTACCACAGAATACCATTTTGTGGAATCGGTCACGACTATCAGAGTCTTTCAAGTGATTCGTCTCAGGATCTTCTGGTAGGTCATGTAACCAGTAAACACGAATCTTATCATCTTCAATAGTACGAACTCTTGAACAAATAATCTGGAAGTCCTCAAGTAACTCGGCCGGAAGTCTTTCTTCCAACCCCATCCTCATCAACTCTGTACCACCTTTTGAATTCTTTGATATTTCATTAACTTCAAATCCCATCAATCACTCCTGTTAAAATAATTCCATGCTGACGTAATAATTTCTTCCTTATCACTATACTGGTATTTGAATCCAGTGTCAATGAATTTCTGTGGGTTGGCAACAAGGAAAGCTGGATCGCCTTCTCTTTTATGTCCTACCGTGTAGTCAAACTTGACACCAGTTACTTCTTGGAACTGATGTACCATTTCAAGAACACTTGTTCCTTCATGCGTTCCTAAGTTAAATACGTCTGCTCCATTTTGATTTATTGTATCAATATTCATTGCATGGATCTGTGCTTGACAAATATCTCTAACATGGACGTAATCTCTGATACACGTTCCATCACGCGTATCGTAGTCATTACCATAAACAGTCAATGGAAGTCTTCCTATTGCAGCATTACATACACGAGTCAGAAGATGAGGCTCGCCATAATTTTGGCCAACATCACCATATGCTCCTACTACATTGAAGTAACGGAACATGGTAACTCTTGTTCCGTATAGGTGCATGTTATCCAACACCTGTTCGCAGTTTAATTTGCTCTGACCATAGTGGTTACATGGTTGCTTAAGAGATATTTCTTCAACCGGTTTATCCTGTGCACCATACACAGCTGCGGTGCTTGAGAAAATAACATGACCAGTCCATCCTAGGCTATCAAGTCGTTGAAGGAATCGTGTTGTTCGCGCTGTATTGTTATAGTAATACAGTAATGGATCCTTGGCACTTGGACCAAGCAAGCTACTGGCAGCAAGGTGGAATATTACCTGACAGTCATTGTCTATAACAGTGTTAACAAATAAAGGATCATCAAATGATGAGTTGGTAAACGAGTTGGTATATTTTAGATCGTTAGAGAGTTTATTATCACAACAAAACGTTTTATATCCCTGCTCCGTTAACATCTTACGTAGGATAGAGCCAATATATCCATGAGAACCTGTTACCGCTACATTCATGGCTCAGTCCACTTGATGGTACCGACACGACTTGGCTCTACATTAAGAGTGTATGAAGTCTTTTGTGATTCCATACGAGCAATCCTGGCACGAAGCTCTGTTGTACTAAACGTATGCTCACGTTTGTTATAATAGATCTCGATACCTCGTTCGTTGCAAGTCTCACGACCAGTCAAGTCTTTGTCTTTATACTCTTCACCAACAAAACGTATTTTGATTGGAAGAATCAACAATAAGTCTTCGAGATCTTTTTCTGTGTTGTAAACAATGATCTCATTAACATTCTTTAGAGCTTTCAGTTGCAAGTAACGCTCGACAAGTGATTGAATTGGTTTGTTCTTCTCGATACGATCTACCGACGGATCATTTTGTAAGCCAACAATCAAGTAATCACACTGAGACCTAGCTTCTTCTAGCATTAGGATATGACCAGCATGTAGTAAGTCAAACGCAGAACAGGTGAACCCCATCTTAAGCTTACCTAGAATACTGTATCCATGACCGGTCATGTTACCTTGTTCTTTAATCATCATTTACTCCAAAATCAAATTCAATTTTTGTAATAGAATCATAGCGGAACGAACGCCATTGATTCTTTTCCAGATCCCACACAGGACAAACTTCATCACTAAGTTTCTTCACACGGTCTGTAGTCTTTTGATGAGGAATTGCAACTCCTTCTTGAAGAGTACATCTGATTACTCGCTCTTCATCACCATCGACTTTTAAAAACGTTACAGTAGTAGGACCCATCCGTAACATATTTGACAACCATATCCGAAAAGCATGTTGTTCGGTTTCTGTCCATGTATTATAGTATGTAGCTTTTTGTTTATACTCTGTATGATTCATATTTTGATTCTCCAATTGAAAAAGGGGCACGAAGCCCCTTTATTGTCTCACATTATTAATGATCAGACAATACCCAATGCCATGGCACGGTAACCAGCAGCAATAACTTTGCGGCTAGGTGTTCCTAAACGGAACTTAATTGTCTCACGACCTTTGGTGTCAACACGCTTGTTAGCGTAAATTGGCAAGCCGTCTTCCAAACGCAACATGCTAACAACTTTGGTAGGTGAAGCAATTTTGAATTGCGCACGGATTTGTTTGCTGGTCAGCTCAGCACCATTGAAAAACGCTTGACGTAGTTTAGATTTTTGAGTCATCTCAGTTTCCTTTATAAAATAATAACAAAATATTCGTTGAACGAATAGGCCGATCATAACCTATTAACAATGTAATGTCAACGGGTTAAAAACATTCTCTTAGGTGAGTACGCATCCTTCGCAAAACGAAGAACGCGACTATTTACTTTAACAACATAAAACTGCTTTCCTTCAATTTCATCGTTGTTGATAAGCTCACCAGTAATCTTCTCGTTGTTCAAACGATTGTACAGTGTAATAGGTGTTGGTTGCATTCTTTGACGTTGCATAGTAAATCCTTTCATCAACGATTGTATTACTATTTAAACGAAACGTCAACACCTAGTTGCTTAAAGTATCCTTGTGGTACGACTCTGGGATCCACAGTCTCTCGTATTTTCTTCCAACCTATTTGCATAGCTTCTTTAGGTGTAATTTTTAGAATATTCAAGTAATGCAGTGATATCCACGGATCCATCGTTTGCTCCATTGTTTCTTGTAATTTACTTTTGATCGACCAGACCCTACCATGAGCAAAATCAGAATCCATTCTACAAAGATCATTTACCCACCACGCTGGTTGGTGTTCTCTAGGAAACCTATAGCCATACTTTTTTGCATTTGAAGAGAATTCGCTTACCATCTCTAAACTAGGATCCGGTCTTTTTGGATCTCTAACAAAAAGAGGACTAAACGATGGTTGTATAAACCCGACCTCCTTGTACCACTCAACAGTTTCTGTTATATGCTCAAATCGCTCATAGGGAAGACCAATTATATTACACGTACCAACGACAAGATCTTGATCACATATATCATAATACAAATGGCGAAGGAACTCCTTACCATGTTTTCCGTTAAACGCTTTACCTATTGTCTTTGCAGCTTGGGGATGAAATGTTTCTACACCAATTTGAACACCTGTCATTCCGTTCTCATAAAGCCGTCGGGTTGTTTTTTGAAAACGATGAAAAAGATCCATTCTAAAAAAACCACTGAATCGAATCTTAAAGTTTAGTGTCTCTAACATATCACAGAACTCGTTCATGCGATCGTTATCATCGTTTATCGTATCATCAGTTAACCAATAGCAAGTTGATCCCCATCTTTCATAATTATATTCAAGCTCTTCTTTGATGTTTTGTATCGGACGCTCAAAGGTACCTGGTCTTTTACCTAAGTCTTGAAAAGCACAAAATTTACATTTAAATATACATCCACGCGAAGCTTCAAGAGGTAGCGGCTCATTGGGTTGAATGTAATCTGTCTCGTGCCAGCGAAAACGACAATCTTTTATATCCCAATCATATCTTTTTCGTTGTATGCCATTACGAAATATTCGATCAAGTAACTGAGGAAACTCATTCTCCGCTTCACCCTGTATCACATAATCAGCTTGAAAAAGCGTTTTGAATGCTTTAGCTTGTGATCCTCCAACAAGAACTTTGTTGTTGTAGGGGTTCTGTAAACCCTGAATTATTCTGTGTATCTTTCCTGTTGTGTGTCCTATTCTATAAACGCCTTCTTTATGGCCTTTGGGTAATGCAAAGGAAGGTGGTGCAATAAGCGTTGTTCCGATAGCTATTAAGGTGAAGGGACCAATATATTGTTTACACGCATTTATAATATCCTCTTCAGAAGCCATATGAATTTTTGACACAACTTGAACGGTGTAGCCATGTTGTCTTGCTGCCCAAGCAGCTTTATGTGCACCATGTGTGCGCATTCCTAGTTGGGAATGTTCTGTCCTTGTATGAACAATACCTTCAATATCTGATCCTGCATCAGCTGTTAGAATTAATACATCTACGACGTTAGACACCGATCAACTTCCTGTAATATTTTTGTACAAAGTCATGTCTTTTATCAAAGTTATTCTCGTCATTGTATAGAACGTTTCGTGTGTTGTTAAGGATATAGTCGAGTGGTAGGCCGAGTGTGAGTAACTCTGTAACTGTCCAGGCACTAACACGACAATGGTGATCAAAGTATTTATTGAGTGGGGCAACAATCTGTGCAACTTGCTTCTCCGTTACACCGTTCAGTGTCCACATTGAGTTACCATTCACATTCTCAAATGTGTATCCATATTCTTCTGCATGTATATCAAAGTAACTTATCCCCTCACGCTCTCCGTTATCCCACAATCCTTCAAACTTTGTTCTATACTTCTCAATACCGAGTGTCGCATAATATGCACTAAGATTGTTCTCAACGGCCCACTTACCCGCATCGTGCCAGTCCTCTTCTGTTTCGTGTGGTAAACCGGCTATCAAGGAGATAAAGACGTTTATCTTATCTTTCCAAATATGTTTTGTTAACTCCGGAACATAATCACGTGCATGCTTACCCGACCATGCCTTACCAATAAGGTTAGATGCTTTCGGTGTCAACGACTCTATACCAAAGTGTGTTGCAATCAGACCAGAGTCTTGTAATAATGCAGCAGTATGTGGATAGCGATGTATCAAATCAACACGTAGATAGGTGACATACTGTATTTTGAATGGTAACTGATTGACCATCTCTGCCCACATCTCTACCTTCTCTGGTGTGTCATTAAAGGTATCATCGGTAAGCATATAGTTGGTCGTACCAAAATTTTCATAGTTATACATTAACTCATCACGAAGTAGCTGTATATCACGAACGTATGTACCCTTTTTCTTTCCAAGCATTGTGAAACGACAGAACTTGCATTCGAATATACATCCTCTCGCTGCTTCGAGTGGTAGTGATTCACCGGGTAGTATCATTGATGATGGGTGCCATCTATGCTGACAAGATCCAATATCCCATTGTGCGGTGGTCTTCTTGGCAATTCCGTAGTTGTGAATTGCATTAGCAATATCTATTATCTTGTTCTCTGCAAAACTCGTAACAACAAAATCAAACTTATAAC